ACAACCTAGCCCTCACCGTTACCTCTTTCCGGTGGGGGTTAGTGCTTTATCCACCGTTACTGTAGAACCCTGGACCCTTAAAGGTGATAGCGGGTGATGACCAGATGCGAGACATAGAACTATGGCAGTCAGTACACATAGGTTCAATGACCTCAGCGTGGATAGACTGCTCGATCTCTCTGGTGCTGCCACACTCACACTTAAAAGCATAGATCATTGCAGCTCCTTCTCAATAACTTTAACGCCTTCTAATTCAGAACCGCATACTGAACACGGGGGTAACCAATCCATACCAAAGTCCATACCAAGAATAACTCGCCAATCACATTTAGGGCAAAGATAAATAGGGTTCATAACTTTACTGCCTCTTCTATATCTAGGTAACCTACTAACTTGTAAACCTTATCCTTGTTCTCAAACTCAGTAGACACTGGCATCACTTGTGTATACCACTTAGGTTCTGGAAGATCCATAAGGTCGAAAGAATAGATACCAAGTGGAGTGGAGTTGATGTAGTACGGGATCAAGTCTCGCTCTGCTGCCTGAGTGATGAGCTTGCGATACTTAATCTCTTCGATAAGAAGCGTTGGATAGTGAGTCTGCCTGCATTTAAGTTCGATGTAGTGAGCAGCCTTCTCACTAGTGCAGTCATAAGTATCATAGATCCCTGGACTCTTGACCAAGTCAGGGTAGAGACTGCCTTTGAGATAGTTAAATAACTCTTCTTCTTTCATCGGAAGGGTGTCTCCCCGCCTAGTTCTTCCTGCAATCTACGAAGGGATGCAGTACATCTACGATCAGCAGTAGACACAGCACACTCTAGAAACTTTGCGATCTGATGCAGGGTAGCGTTCTCATAGTGACGCATACGTAACACTGCTTGATCCTTCTCATCTAATTCAAGATAGGCTTTCTTAATATCTATCAGACTAGCCAATAGATTGCCACCTTCTGCAGGCGATGATGAGCCTCGTGGTTGTCCATCCTTAATCATCTCTTGCGCCTGCTCTAACACCTTTCCATCTATGATGGATGCAATAACAAAGGGTAGTAGCTGGCCAAGCATTAAGGTTTCATAGTAAGCCTCGTCCATCAACTGATAGCCAGACTTGTTAGCCTTCTCCTTGCGTGCATATCGTTCTGCTGCACGCCTCATCTGCCAAGCAATACGCTTTTCATTATGCTCTAACTGCTTAGCATCTTCAACACTCATCTGCTCAATGATGTAATCATTACGGGTAATAGCCCAAGCTATACATTCCTGGGTGATATCATCCCTTTCGACCCAATGCTTGTAGCGCCGGTGTATTGCATAAGCAACCGATGGCGCTAGCTCATAGACGATGGGGTGTAGTTTAATCACAATCAGTAGTTTCAACCTCTGGCCATACATTATCTAGGACCATCATTGCAATAGCAGAATAGTTCAATAGATCTAAGAAGCTATCACGCAGTGACTCATTGCTAGGCTTAACACCAGAGTCAAGCAAGTTGTTGATGCGAGCTATCTTATCCCACATACGTACACGCAAACCATTAAGTGGTCCACCTGGTGAGTGAGCAATATTCTTTGGGCCGTAGTCGTGATGCTTACGGATAAGCAAGTTACCCGCTGTGTCCATAATACGCCAAACGTCAGTAACAAACTCAGGATCTACCTTGTCTGTATAGGGCGCAGTAGAACTGTCTCTGTCTCCGTATTGATCTCTAGGATCTGGAAGCCCATATGCTGCAAAGTCTGTATCATCCGTAGCCATTCTTCTCTACTCACCCTTTCGGTTCGCCCACTAGCAGGATTCTGGTGGCGTCTGCCCCATATGCTAAGTAGTAGTCATTGATATCCATACCAGGTGGTAGTGTAACAATAGTTGAGTTTAATATCTCATTGGCGACACGCTTAGCGAAGTCAGCACCTGGGTTACTACCATCCTCTTTGATGTCGTTATCGCCTACAACAAAGATCGTTTCATATCCTGTAAATAACTTAGGAAAGTGTGGCTTCCAAGACTGCACGCCTGGGACACCCACTGCTGGTATACCCAGCATCCCACTAGTAATAACAGTATCTAGCTCACCCTCGCAAATAACTATATGAGGTGATAGTGGTAGCACATCTGCCACGTTGTAGAGGTGTGCCTTCTGTCCAGTAGGTGATCCATACTTAGGCTTGCCATCATCTAGGCGACGAAACTTAAAGCCTACGCAACTACCACCGGCTGTGATGTAAGGGATAGAGATCCATCCTTCGTACATCTCGTGACCATTCAGTGGATCAGTGACTGTGCCTAACTGGAACTTAGCTGCTACAAGTTCAGAGATCCCACGTTCGTCTAATGCGACCAGGGTTTCCGGACTTACCTCTTGGGCGTATCGCTGCGCCGCTTCCAGTAGCAATTTCGACTGCGCGTTTGAGGCCATCTCTAAACTCCAAGTTCTCTATGATGCAGACTATGTTCACTGCATTACCACCCTTACCGCAGGTGTGGCAAAAGTATAAATTCTTATACGTATTAATTACTGCAGACCTACGAGTGTCACTATGCAAGCAACACTTAACTGATACATCTTGTCCTTCTCGTACTTCCCCACCGAAGTAGGTAACGATAGGACCTATGGGGATTGAGTTTGCATCAGTGGAGCTGGAACTCCCTTTGCCTTTACCCAACCTTGACCAATCTTGTGCTGGCATACGCATCCTTCACACTTCTCGTGCCAATGTGTAGCACGCTTGAGATGGTTAAGTGAGTTCTCCTCACCGGCCTTGATGCAGTTATCGCAGATCATTCTTCTACGTATTCCTCTGTTGCCTCTTCAGCATCAGCTTCTTTGATTGCTTCATCGAGTGGTACAACTTCTGGTACAAGTATCTCTGATGTGGTGATCTCACCTTGTGGTACTGGCATTATTACCTCTACTTTCCCCCATCTCTGGGACTGGCTCATTGACTTACCGCGTTGTGCGGTACGCCTTCTACGACGAAGAGGTTTTATGGCAACAGCCATCACTTCTTCTCTCTTGCTGCTATTGCTTTATATATTACAATTTCTTGCGTAGATTTTGTTGAATAATTTTGAATCTCTTCATATGCATTATGGTATTCGCCTGATTCATAATGTTTTTTGAATAAACTAACAAGACCTCTTTCATTGGTCCCAGTTATCCGCATACCACAATGACAGGTCATACCATATTCAGGTGGTCCGTCAATCATTGCTTCTCCTTCAACCATTGTGCTAGGTCTTGAATGACCCAGGCTTGATCTATTGAAGCGTTGCGACGCTTAACTATCACATAAGACAGTGGCACTTCCCCTATACCACGAGCCTTAGCGTAGTTAAGCGCCTCAACTTGCGCTTCTCTCCAGAACTCAGGCAACGAAAGAGTTGCTCGGTTCTTGAGTTCAAGGATGTAAGTTTCTCCTGCGATAACAGTAACGATGTCGCCTTCATCCTTTGCCCCAGCTTTAGTCAGACGCTCTGCAATGGCACCCATCTTACGTAGCCACTTCATTACATCAGTCTCGAACTGAGAACCCTTAGTCTTGTTGTACTGACTCATCTACCAGTACAACCTTATTGATCTTATAGATGACATTACCTTCTTCATCTTTAACTAATTCGACAATACCAGATTGAAGTAGCGCACCAACGAAGTTGGTTAGGTCTACCTTGATTGCATTAACGTCTTCACGTAGTGCCTCAATCTTAATATTATCTCTGTACTTATTTGATAATTCTTTTTCAGTCATTGTAATTTCCCATCTATTGTTGGACTATGTAATCACCTTGATAGTTATTTATTACATCATTTCTTAGCATAACACCCCACGCATTTTTATCAGATATCTGACAGGCAGCATAGTTTACGAACAGTGTTACGTAGTCCTTACCATCTGCAAAGTGTGGACCAAAGCGGTTCTTAACAGCAGCTACCTTCAACTCACCATTGGATGGATCATAGCCCAGCGTTAGGATCAGCGCCGGTAGCTGACTTACCTTGCCGTGAATGGCACGCCTAGCAGGTGGGTTGGTTGGATTTCCATACTCACTCTGCTCAGATACGTGATGTAGCACAAGTACGCAGGCTTCGGTCTTACGTGCCATATCGTGGAGTTCCATCATAATCGCACGTAAGCCAGCCCACTCATTGTCAGTCTCTGCTGCAACATTCATTAAGTTATCTATAACGATTAACTCTGGAGCGTGGCCGTAGAGTTCGACATATGCTCTGATCTCTAACTCAATATCATCTAGCGATGGTGATGAATCAAAGACCCATTTAATATGTTCTAGTTTTCTAAAGTGCTTATCGTAGTAATGCTTGTCTTTAGATAAGTTTGTTTCCACTGATATCTGCGAGTGACCAGAGGAGACAGATGCTGCTCTCATCATTACAGTTGTTGTATCAGTATCGGCTGAGAAGAAGAGTGTTGGCACATCTGCTTTCATCGCATAGACAAGAGCAAACATAGACTTACCAGCGTTAGGTGCAGCAGCTACCATACAGACTTGTCCTCGCCGGAACTTGATCTGCTTTAGTGATAGTGCTTGCCACACGTCAGGAAGAGGTGTTGCTTTAGTAAGCACACCACTCCAAGCACGTGATAAGTCAAGCAACTTCTCCCCCTTTGATTATTATCTTTAGTTTACGTCGAATAAACCTGCGTTCACCTTCAGTGATGCCTCCCCAAATGCCGTGACTTTCATTCTGTATTCCCCACTCAGCACACTCTGCTTGATGTGGGCATCTTCTACAAATAGATTTAGCCATAACCATTTCGGTACTATTGGAACTTCCAGACTCCTTTTCAGGAAACCAGAAGTCGCCACCTACTGAAGCGCAAGCAGGGTTCTCATAGAACCGAGGCTCGCGCACCGATCATCGAACCCAGATAGTTTCGCACTTATCTGTTGCACCCTTTGGTGCAGCACACATATATCCATTCCAAGGTCCACGAGCTGATGTTCCTGAACGTAGGGCCATCACACCGTGACGACAAGTTTGTGTTCCATCTGCTGCAGGAGCAGAAGCAACTGGTGTTGCGTTAAATGCTGCAGCAACTGATGCAACTGTTGGTGCTGGCGCTGATGCTGTGCTAGCACCAAGTTCTACACCTGTTGACTTAATGTTGAGTGCGTTCATAGCAAGATCTGCTAGTCCTGCTTCTAGTTCTGCAACTGTTGCAGCATAAAGATTGATAAGTGTTCCATCAGATAACTTGTAGTTAACCTGGAACTTTGTTCCTTCTGTAGCCATTTATTTTCCTCCACTAGGTTTGATGTTTAGCCTTGCAGTTTCCTGCCCAACACTTACTGGGACATAACCAATAAGTTCTTTAACTTTATCTTTGTCAACTGTCTCACGACCTTTAACCTTTGTCCAACTGATTTCAATACCACTAGCTGTAATACCTGTAGTACCTTCAAAAGAAGTTTTGATTGAATCTCTTTCAACTTCCAACTCTTTAATCTTTGCATCTAATTGTAGAAAGTGTAAAGCGTTTTTGTCAACTTGCTCGTCCTCAATGATTACTTCACTCAGGACGATATGTTCTTTTTTTAAGCCAACACAACCCATCTGACCTGATGCGTCATAGTACTGGCAGTAAAGTTTGCAGAAAGACTCATCCTTCTCAGGTTCTGGAGCACTCTCCATTGCCTTGATCTCAGTTAACCACTCCATAGCTTCTAATGCAACATCTTCATCGTAAGGCTCTGAGTGAACCTTGACGTCCTTCTCAGCACCATCGCGTGCAATAGCTACCAAGTTAACTGTCTTGACTTCGTGACCATTCTTGGATAGAAGATAACCGTAGACCTGCACCTGCCAGCGCTGTTGCTTTGATGGGAAGTAGCTAAGGTTCTTAACCTTGCTAGTCTTCCAGTCAATGACCGCGCCGGTACTAGGTATGAATAGATCCACGTGTGCTTTCATATCACCGTGTGCTACTGCAGTTTCAACTAGATAGTCCTTGCCATCTGGGTCTAGGTGACCAATGGCTTCTTCGATTGCAGCGTGGATAGCAGTACCCATAATTGCTGCTAACTTTGATTGGTTATCGTTAGTCTCTGGTTGTCCGTTTAATCGGTACCAGACCTTACGACGACAACCACCTATCTCTGATGGACCTACCTGTGTCTGAGTACTGCGATCACGAGAGGCATCCTTAGCGTGGAGCACTGTCAATAGCAGTTCTTTTGGGTCTGTAATCATTGCGGGTTCCTTACTATTTTTACTGCTTTTTGTAAGCCATCGTTATAGCCTTCTTCGTATTTGCCATATGCAACAGGAAGATACTGATCTTCAATGTCCTGTGCAATCTGTTCACGTAGTTCTATCTCCATAATAAATGGAGCTGCTGATCTGCGACCAGAAAGTATTGCTTCTTCTAGTGCATACTTAAGTGTCTTTTCCATTATCGCTTATCTCTATACTGCAACCAAGCATCGAAAGCATACGCTGCTACGAAACCAATGAGCAATCCAAATGCGAACTTCAACATTCTCTTCATCCTTTCTCCTGAGTAACTAATTGAATCGGAGGACAGGTGTTCACGTCAAGTACCGACGCGATCTTTATTGCCTTTTCTGCCACCACCTTAGACATCAGCAGAGACTTATACGATCCAGGCTTGAGTGAGTAAAGGTAGCCCAAGGCAAATGCCCCACCGCTACCGGCTGAGAAGAGTCCACGCTCACTGGCGTTAAAGGATAGATCTGATCCGATAGAAAATAAAATCCCATCAAAGGCGATAAGGTAGGCGAAGTTGGAATCCTTATCGAGTTCGTATCCATTATCCTTAAAGGCAGCGTAGATACTAGGCAATATCCTCTTACCCATCCACTCAACAGGATCGTGATTCTTATACGTTGGTGGTTTCCAATTAAAGGCGAGAATATCTCCTGGTCGTGAGTCGCCCGTGATGCCTAACAGATACTCTCCGATGTGAACGATCTTCGGAGTCTGCGTAGATATGATGCGCTGATCGTTATCAGTGATCTGAGAATCAGCAGCAAGAACTACGAAGTCAGGTCCTTGGATACCTACCAGAGTTGTCATTGGCAGATCATATCACGGCGTGTCGTAAGACACACTTCTACCAGGCTCTGTGTACAATATGAGCCGTAGGCGAATAACGGTACAGCGGCCCTAGACGGGCCGAGAAGTATGGAGGCCCGTGCAATGCTCCTCCGTCTACTCTCCCTGCAGAAATTCATAGGCAGGCGTAAGCCCTACGATGGCCTTCCTAAGCCCTTTGGGACCGATCTGAGAGGTTTAGGCCCCGTCCACGCCTGTACCTGTGGCTGTACTGTCTTTAACATTATGGCAGCCTTTGAGGATTATGATATAGCTTGGTGGCACCTAGACGGAACCTGTGCCAACTGCGGAAATCTGTTAACAATACCCTGTCCTGTGGATAACCCTGATGGACCACAAGCTAACGAATATTGATGAGTCTGCTAGGACTGGCACCTGCTCAGTCTGTGGTCACACAAGAATTAAGCTCAGAGATAAGAACCGACCCATCAATAGCAGGTATCGGTGTAAGGCAGTCTATAAACGTAACATCATCAAGAACCAGTATCCATATAAAGTCCACAAGAAGGATGCTTGCGAGCACTGTGGTTTTGTCCCAGTCCATAGCAGCCAGCTTGACGTTGACCACATCAACGGAGATCACTGGAACAACGACCCATCTAACCTACAGACGCTCTGTGCAAACTGTCACCGTTTGAAGACACACTTGCATAACGATAGCAACTCTGGTATTTTTTAACACAGCGGGGAAGTACAGTACCCGCGAGTGCTGGATGAAACCTCTACAGTCTTCGCGGCCTGTAGGGGTTTTGTTCTTTTCGGACATAAAAAAAAGAAGCCCCCCACCCAGGATTTCTCCTGAGCAGGGGGCTGTTGCCTCGCGCTTATGGGCTAATTACTTAGCGCCACGTCCAAACTCTGTTGCCTTTGGGTCTAGCCACTTGAGGACTGGACCTGCAACAGCAGCGATAGCTGCCATTGATAGCTTCTTTGGGTCTGTCTCACCTGCAAGGTAGAGAGCAAGTACTGCTGCTACTCCTGCACGTAGATAGGTTGCGAGTACTGCTTGTGTCTTTGCGTTCATTTGTTTTCCTTTTTCTTAGGTAAAGGTTTAGGGAACTTAGCCTTTACTTTGTTGATGACCTTTGGCTGAGGGAGCCAAGGGAACCAAGGAGAAGTGTCGTTGCCGAACCCTTCCTTGATGGAAATATGTAGGTGCTTATTGTGTGGGTTACTACCTTTGTATTCCTGGTTGCCATTATTAACAGACCAGATCTTGCCCTTGAAAATTAAATACTTCACACGTGGATCTGATTGCAGTTTAATGAAAGCAAATGCACAGTCAACGCCTCTTACTGGATCGTGCGTGATATCTACTGCAAATCCTGAGTTATGGTCAGAGTTTGGGTTCTGATGGACGTGTTCCTTAGATGGCAGTAATCCATCACTTGCCTTCTTACGCTTAGGAAAGTGTGCTGTTGCTTGACGCAGTGCTGCGATAGCAGCAGGTGTTGCCTTCTTTGCTAATGGGATCATAGTTCCT